TGTTTCATCTAATTCAGAAAACAATACTTTTTTAGTTTCAAAACAACTTGAAATATAGCTTAATAATTCGCTTGAATTTTTAACGTTAAGCAACTCCATGAGCTGCTTAACGTGTTTCATTTTCAATACCATTATATAGTTCCTATTGTTACTGCGCCAGTAATTGCAAAGCTTAACGAACAAGTAATTTTATCATCATTTGCACTTTTTACTGAGCAATCTGAAACGTATAAATTTCCACTAAATTTGATGTCGCCACTAGTAGCACTTAACGAGTAAGTGAATGCTAATAAAGTCCCTGCATTCCAAGCGTCAATAGCATCTTTGAAATACCAATCAGTTGGAGAACCTGGCTTTGTTTCAAATATAACTTCAGCGCTTGCTGTGCGCTCTTTTAGCCCTGGCATAACCTCTTTATTACCAGCGCTTGTTTTGCTCGTAATATCAATCATTGCCATTTTCAAACCAAAGTCTTCAGAAGTAACTTGGTTAATTAATTTTGTTGCAATTGTAAATCTTGCATTATTTCCGTTTGATGCCATGTTATTTATTTATTTAATTTTATACGTTGCTTATTGTTTGTGTTCCGGTTCCGCTGAATGAACAGCTAAATGTTTCAGCTGAATCATTACTACTTTTTATTGTTAAATCTGAAATATAACCTTCGTAGCTTTGTTTAAAATCCAACGCTAAAAAATCAGAATATAACAATGTTACTTTTGTTCGTGCTTCAGCTATTGTTTGCAAATTTAATAAAGTTATTTGACTTCCTTTGTAACTAGTTGCAATTAAATTTTCCTCAAACTGTGGTCCAAATAATGTTACTACCGTTGCACTTACTTTATTTATTCCTACAAATATTCCACTTGTAGCGGCTAAAGTATAAACTGATTCATATCTTGTCCATGTGCTGCTTAAAGTAATTGTTGAACTTGTAGTGCTACCAACCGAATCACCAACTTGAATGGTAACCGTTCCGCTTCCTTTTAATGAAATTGAAAACACTACTTTATCACCAATTGCTAATACACTTGGAGGGGTTGCAAATGTTTGTGTTATTGCGGTGCCAGTTCCAAATGTGTAAGCTTGCGCTAAAATTTGATTACTTTCATTCGCTACTTTTGTTCCACTTACTGAGCCTGTACCGCCTTTCACCCAAACAGCATTGTCAAACGCTTCAGGAAATTGCAATAAGTTAGTTAAGCCACTAGTACAGATTCCTTCCATTGAGCAACTTCCCTCTTTTAAACCGGCTATTACTTCTTTGTTACCGCTTGAATCCTTTGTAGTAATATCAATCATTGCCATTTTACTAGCAAAGTCATTGCTTTTTGTTAAGGCTATTCTTTGTCCATTAACGTATAATCCTAAATAATTTCCACTTATTGCCATAATTTTATATTTGTATTGTTAAAAAATAATCTTGTTGTAACATATAAACACCATCAATTGCGCTGTTATCGTTGAATATATCACGCTCATCTTCAAAAGTAATCCTTTGCACGTCAAATGTCGCAATAGTTCCACTTGCACCATCTAAGCTAGTCCTAACCGCTGCGGCTATTGCTTGCACTGCACTTAAACTAGTTGCTAGCATACTTAACTGAAACCTCATTTTATACCAACCTGAATTACCTTCTTTAGTTTGCAAACTTGGTTTTGAAATACTTTCATAAATAATATATGGATAAACATCAGTATCGGCTGCTTTCATAGGCCTAATTCTAGTACCTACCAATGTTGTAACAGCACTTGTATTAACTAGCTTATTATAGATTACATTTCCGGAATTACTTATGCTCATATACCTTGCTTATTTGCTTGTTCTTTTACTACTTGTTCTGTTAATTTCTTTAAAGTTGCTAATATATAGCCACCCATTTTATCGTATGTCGGTCTTATAAAAGGTTTAGCAGTCATAATACCTGTATATTTCCCTGCAAATGGCTTATGTTCAAATTTACCTTTAAACTTTTGCGAACCACCGCTTTCCCTTGTAAATCCACCTGCTAACAATCCTTTTTTCATGTAGCGCTCTTTACTACCATACTCAACTAAATGTGCATGATTACCGCCTTCACCTTTATTGTAACTTTTTCTATTTGCATAACGCGGCCCAACCCACTTGAAATAAATATTTTTTTTACTTGGCATTACCGCTAAACTTGCATCTAATACACCAGTTTTAGTAGGTGCATTTAAATACATTTCTCCTAATATTTCATTTGCCAAGTTGCTTACTATTCTTTCAAATTCCTTGCTGCTATTTTCAATGACAATTTCTATTTGTACTTTTACTTTGCTTTCAACGTCTGTTGGTTTAAATACTTTTATCATTATCCAACCCTTTCAACTCCACTTAACCTAGTAACTGTTCTACGCTGAAACTCCACCGCATCTACTACACTTGTAACTTGATACATTTGGCCTTCAATTCGCATTAACCAACTATTTGTTACACTTAAAGCATCAATGTCACCAAACCTACAATCTACTGTAGTAGTAGTGTTGCTTTGGCGCTGCATATCATTGAATGTTTCATTATTTGCCCTATTATTTACATAACAAAATATAGTAGCTGTTGCAGTTCCTGAGTATGATTGAACAACCTCACCACTGTTTGAATCAGTAGTAATAATTGGAGCAAATAGTTCACAAGTCATATCAAATTTACCGCTAATTATATTCATTAGTTATATGCGCAAATTATAGTAGTTGCAGTTGTATTAGTTGCAAATACTTTTTTTACTTGATAAGGAAATGGCCCAACTGGAACGCCAGTAAAAAGTGTAGCTCCGTTACTTGCTGCAGTAGCTGTATTGGTATCGTCATGGTCGGTTAATAATACGTTTAAATTTCCTGCAACTCCAACCCAAAGCGTGCCAGCCACCTTAGTAGTTGTCATAGTTCTAGTCCTAATTACTGTTGGAAGTGTAGTTGTTGCACCACCTAAATCAATAGCAGAACCACTGAAACTAGCTGAAACTTTGAACGTGTCAGCATCAATATAAATGATATAATAACGCAATAAAGTATCAATTCCGGTAATAGTTCCAACTGAATCAAATCTAACCATATCATTAGCTATATAGCCATGCGCTACAATTGTTAAAATATCAGTTGCTAAAACTGCAGTAGTTACCGTTTTAGTAACTTGCTCTGGTTTTGGTATAATTAACGGTAAAACGTCTGTTATGTATGCAGTATCACTTGGAGTAACCGCTATTGCTTTTGTTCCTAATAAGTTATTCATGTTCTATTATATTTATTATTTTCAATCTCTAAAAGTGTATAAACTCCAAACGGAATTTCGTTTAATGTTTGGCTTTGCGCTTGCTGTTTATTCTCGTATAAATGCCCAATGATTAAAAGCATTGCGCTTTTGTAAGTCTGTGGAATCAAAGCGCTACTTGTATAGCCGCAAACTATTCTAATTTTAAAAGCGTTCAAAGTATATTTCATACTTGGAATAGAATCTAGTTTAATTCTACAGGGGGAGTTCAATAAATCAGTAACATATAAACTATTGCTAATTGTTTGCTCGGTTCCGTTTAAATCCAAATATTTAACACTTGTAACCGATTGGATTGGCGCCTTATTGATTGGAATAGTTTTATCAGTAATAGTATCAAAAACAACATCAATTGTTTGTGTCATTAACGGCCTCCATGTGTAACCCTCTACAAACTGGCGTGCTGCTATAATCAAAGCTGTTATCAAATCATTTTCAAGTGTATTGTTCACCCTTAAATGTGTTTTGGCTTCAGCTAGTGTTAGCGGTTCGGCTGTTGGTGCGGTTATAACTACGTAGGTTTCCAATTATTTTACTGCTTTTTTAATTGTTTTTGGTTCAACTTTTACTGCTTTTTCAATCTTAATGGCATAGCCTAATTCCACTAATTCATTAGCTTGATTCTCGTTTATTTCGGCTATTTCGCCAATGTGATAACCTAAACCAAAACCAACTGGACTTTTTATAAATTGTATTGTTTCCATTTTGAAGCGTGGGGCGGTATCGAGCCGCCCTACTTCCATTCACGCTTATTATTAACTACTAAGTAGTTGTAGCGTCTAGTATAGCTGCAAATGCTGCTGGTTGTTTAACCGCAACTCCTACATATTGGCTCATTACGATTCTAGTTTTACCTCCAATAGCTTGTGAAGCTGGATCAATTACTAAATCAATTCCACCATATTGGCCTATTACTAAATTCTCCCAATCACCATAGATAATTGCAGAACATAATCCCGAAGTTGTACCTTTTGTTAAGTTACTTGGAACGTTTGAAGTGCTGTAAGTTTCTTTACCAGCTATTTGCTCAGGTTGGCCCATAAAATAACTCATGTAAGGCATAATCATTGCGCCTGAACCGCTATCGATAACAGTTTGCTTTAATTTAGCTACTACTTTTGGATTAACTAAGAATTTGCCATTCATTCCTGCATTAGCAGTTTCAACGATTTGGATTAATTCAAGAATTTTTGCTAAAGTTGGAGCACCACCATTAGTTCCAATTGCTACCGAGCCAATTCCACTTGTTCCTAACAAACCAGTTGGAGCTGCAGAACCAGGACCGTTAATAGCCGCTGCTTCAATTGCTACTGCAAAAGCTTTCAAGAATGATTGAACTGTGTAATTCTGAATGCTAAAATTATCTTGTAACAATAATTGCTTACTCAAATCAACATAAGCTGTTAAACGCTTAGGCGCAATAGAGCGACTAGCAGTTGTAGGATCACCTGCACTTGCATCAGCAACTTCAGTAGCCCAACCAGCTGTAACACCTGCACTAAATCCAGTTAAATCAGTG